AAACTTTTAGGTGACCCGAAACTTGATGATAGTGATAGGGTAAAATCTTTCAAAAAAGTATTTGGGTATTACGATAAAGGTATTTACACTATGATGACTAATAAGTTTAAAAAGTTATTTGAGTCTTACGATTTATCAGACGAACTTATTCAAGAGTTCTTATTAGAATCAACCAACACTACCGCAGGAAATTTAGATGACGGTCCTTCTACATTTTATACGGATTATCCTACATACAAAAAGACTTCTAAGGAGTGGTTAGATTCTATCTATTCAGATGCGGGATGGAAAGTTATTAATTACATCTTAGATGATAATGCTAAAAATGCTATAGAAAAAAATTATCACTCAGTTCCACTTACTTTTTTAGATCATGGACAAGCTAATGGTTCAACATCGGCTGTAACTAAATATAAAAAATGGATGAGTGAAGTTATAAAACCTTTGGGTTGGGAAGTTGTAAATTGGATGGGAACTGAATCCGCTATAAATAATATAATAGGTTCTTTATTCGCAGCTGGTGCTGATGGCGATTCTTATGATATCGAATCACTTTTTGAAAGAGTGAACTTAGACAATGAAGTTAAACTGTTATTGGAAGGTGGTGCTTATGGTCATCTTAATCATCCGTTTGATGATAAAAATTTAACGTTTTCAGATTTTAAAACACTAATTATTAATACACTACAAGGTAAACTTGATAGTGAAGGAGCAGTCACAGAAAAAACAGATGGTCAAAATATAATGGTAAGTTGGAAGGGTGGAAAACTTATCGCCGCTAGAAATAAAGGTCACATCAAAAACCACGGTGCTGGTGCATTAGATATCAACGGAATAAAAAGTATGTTTAGTGGTAGAGGTGATATTGAAAAAGCCTTTGTCTACGCTATGAGAGATTTACAGAAAGCAGTCGGTAGTTTAAGTGGTGCTCAAAAGAATAAGATATTTGATGAGGGTAAGAAGTTTATGTCGTTAGAGGTTATATATCCTAAGACAGCAAATGTAATACCTTACGATAAGTCTTTACTTCAGTTTCATGGAACCATAGAGTATGACTCTGCTGGTTCTCCTATAGGTGAGGATAGAGGTAGTGCGAGAGTATTAGCTGGTATGATAAAACAAATAAATCAAGATGTACAGAAAGCGTTTAAGATTGAGAAACCTTTTATATCTAAGTTACCACAAGTAAAGGACTTTAGTAAAAGACAAAGTTACTTCTTAGGTAAGTTAAATAAATTACAGAATGAATTTAACCTAAAGGGTAATAATACACTATCAGAATATCATCAGGCTTATTGGATGGAGTATATTTATAATGCAGGAAAACAATTTAAGTATAATGTTCCAAATAACATATTAGTTAAATTAACTCGTAGATGGGCATTTTTAGACAAGTCTTATAAGATACCACAAATTAGAAAAGATATAAAGAATGAAAAGTTTTTAGATTGGATATTAAAAACAGACAAAATAGATTTGAAAGGGTTACAAAAGAAACATATCAGAAATTGGGAAGTTCTTTTCTTTGAGTTGGGTGCTGAAATATTGAAAAATCTTAGTGATTTTATAGCAGCTAATCCAGACAAAGCAGCTCAACAAATTCGTAAAGATTTGAAATCTGCCATAGGTAAAGTCAAAACTTCAAAAGACCCAAAGGTACTGAACACATTGAAAACTCAATTAGATAGACTAAACGCTATTGGTGGTTTGAAGTCGGTTGTACCAAGCGAAGGTATAACTTTTGTATTCAAAGGTAAGTTATATAAGTATACTGGTGCTTTTGCACCAGCAAATCAAATATTAGGAATGTTAAAATTCGTATAGGAGTTACAATGGGATATAGTAAAGAAGCAGAAAGACAAAACAAAGTATTGGGAGACCTATTAGCTGGTAGAGCTCCTGAAAAAAGAGTGATGGTAGGTTACAAAGGAAACGAACAAGAAAGTGGTGACCAAATCAGTAGAATGACTGATATTATGAAGGGAGCCAGAATGCCTATGTTTTGTCCTAAATGTGATGTCATTATGAAGAAAAAATTAGATGATAAAATGTGGTCATTATTTGGACATTGCTTTAGCTGTCAGATTGAGATGGAAAACAAACTTCGTATAGAAGGTAAGTATGAAGAATGGGCTGAAGAAAAGATTAGAAGTAATAAGATTGCATTTATTAAAGACCAAATACAAGCTATTTCAGAGTGGAGAGATTCAAAAGCTCCAGAATGGTTTAATAATGTTGGGGTTAATACTCCTGAATTGGAAAAAGAAAAATGGGATATTGATATGAAAAAAGTTAAAAGGGAAGCTGAAGAAGCTTTAAAAAAATATACTGAAGTTTTAGAACAATTGGAGAATGAAGTATGAAGATTTGGAAAATAATAGTTGGTATCTTAGGTGCGATTGGAGCACTCTTTGCTGTTTCTTCTAAAAGTAAAGAGGTTAAAAAATTAAAGGGTGTGATTAAAGAAAACAAAAAAGAAGAGAAAAAAGTTGAAAAAGAAATAAAGGTATTAGAGGAGAACAAAAAATCTTCTAAAAAAGAGATAGGAAATCTCAAACGTAAATTAACTAATACAAAGAAGAATACTCAAAAAATGGAGAAAGCTTTTACAGAGGATAACTCAGATGAAGCTGTAGATTTTTTGAAGAAATTCGCTAAAAAATAGGGAGAAATAAAATGTCAGACATGCATGACTCACCATCAGATTATTCTGATTTTCAAAAAAAAGGATATCCAGGAACATATATTTCTGCATCAGCAGTAGCAGACGGAATGACTGCTTATACAGGATCAAATTATGGCGCAAGCGCTGTTATAGTAAAAACACATGGAAGCGCAGTATTTCATTTAGCAGACGGTGGACAAATTCCAGCTGCAAATCTAACTGCAGGTGTAGTATATGATTTATCAATAAGTAAAATAACTGCCGCAAGTAGTGCTGTAATTTATGTTCTTAAAAAACGCGGATAATATGAAATACTTACTACCACTATTACTATCAGTTCCTTTATTTGGACAAGTAACTCTTTCGCAAGAAGAGATGTTAGGAATTGCTAATAATATCAAAGAACTACAACATTCTGATAGCTCTAAATCCGTACAGATTTCTATATATGAGGATTTGATAAAAGAGATGGATAATCAAATAAAATCAGATTCTTTAATCATTGTAAAGAAAGATGAACAGATTGGATTGTTGAAAGAAAGAGATGTAGCTAATGAGAAGTTGGTAGACTTAGTTGAACCAAAATGGTACGAACACAGATACATTTGGTTAGTAATTGGGTTTGTAGTAGGAAAGATATAATGAAACCAGGACAATTAAAAGAGGTAATCAAAAGCGAATATAAAAAGTGCGCTAAAGACCCTATATACTTTTTGAAAAAGTATTGTGTTGTCCAGCACCCAATAAAGGGTAAAGTTCCATTTCATCTTTGGTCTTATCAGGAACAATCACTTAGAACCTTTGAAGAACATAGGTTTAACATTATTTTGAAAGCTAGGCAGTTAGGTTTGTCTACGTTATCAGCCGGATACTCCCTTTGGATGATGACATTTCATCAGGATAAGAACATCTTAGTCATTGCTACTAAACAAGATACTGCTAAAAACTTAGTTACGAAGGTTAGGGTGATGCACGCTAATTTACCAAGTTGGTTAAAACAGAAATGTACAGAGGATAATAAACTATCCTTACGATACAACAATGGTTCACAAATAAAAGCTGTTTCAAGCGGCGAGGATAGTGGTCGTTCTGAGGCTTTGTCTCTTTTGATATTAGATGAGGCTGCTTTTATTGATAAGATTGAACCGATATGGGCTGCTGCTTCACAGACACTATCTACTGGTGGACAATGTATCGCTTTATCCACACCAAATGGTATAGGTAATTGGTTTCATAAGACTTGGGTTGGTGCGGAAGATGGAACAAATGATTGGAACTTTATTAGATTACATTGGAACTTACATCCTGAAAGAAATGATGAGTGGAGACATGAACAAGATAGACTATTGGGTCCTTCATTAGCGGCTCAAGAATGTGATTGTGACTTTCTAACTTCTGGTCAAACTGTTATAGATGGTGTTATATTAGAGGAGTACAAACAAATACACGCTCAAGACCCATTAGAAAAGAGAGGTGTTGATAGTTGTCTTTGGATATGGCAACCAGCAAACTACACTAGAGATTATGTACTAAGTGCTGATGTCAGTAGAGGAGATGGTTCAGATTACTCTGCATTTCATGTTATGGATATAGAAACTATGGAACAAGTAGCAGAATATAAAGGTAAGATGTCAACAAAAGATTTTGGAAACCTATGTGTGAACACAGCAACAGAATATAATAATGCTTTGTTGGTAGTAGAGAACAACAATATAGGTTGGGCTACACTACAACAATGTATTGATAGAGGTTATCAAAACTTATTTTATACAAGTAAAGATTTAAAGTATGTAGATACAGAACATCAAATAAATAATCGATATAGAAACCAAGA